ATGTATAGTCCATACCCACCTGTGCGTTAAATGAGTTGTTAGATCCCCACCGGTGATGGTAAAGCTTTTCTTGGTCGTTCTTCATTTCCAAATAGCGCATGTCATCATATTTCCCCATAGCGAGAGCGGCGGAGCGGCGCACATTTCCTGCCACCACGCAGCGTCCAATAAGATTTTCTGTGTCTACAATGTCAACAGACGTAATAGATTCACCAATTTTATTGGTGTAAAGATCTTTGAGGTGCTCATGCAACTCTATCAATGGTGCTGGGCCGCTAGACGTTCCTCCAAACCCCTTGATAAGGGCACCGATTGGCCTAATAGCTGAGAAATCAAATTTGGGAACTTTACTCCCGAAGAAAAACCCATCGAGAAGGGAGTGAACTGAGTTTACCCAACCCTCCCGAGAATCATCAATTACAAGAGTATCATTAGTATATTCTGGCTCTTGCACTGTAACCGTGCCTGCACCTTCGGTATCAAACCCGACGCCTACTCCTACCATCAAAGCATCCATCATCCATGCGAACAAGTAACCCCCCTTGGTGGCCAAGTCACGTGTGGAGCGGAAAGCACAATTAAAAAGACCAGCAGCCGTTCTTTCTTCCACGAACTTAGTCCCCATCATCCAGAGGCCGCGGCCAGGTGGCGTCCACTTTAAAGTGAACAAACGATCATACGCTTCTTTAGCTGTTTGTTGGGCCTTGCTGTCGTTCCACTCTAAGCCAAGTTGAAAGACATGTTGTTTTTGCATATTAAACATCCCTTCGACGACGCGGCGGCATGTCTGCCACCATTCTTCGCTGCCGGAGGCGTCAGGATCAAACTCATTTAGACGTCTAGCGTAAGTACGCTTAAAAGTGATATATCCCAGAGGCCCCCATGGCACTTCAGCATTTTTATAGGGCTCAATAAAGGTGTCTGATAGTCGGAATCTGCGTATGTTTTCAATTGTTCTCATTTTATATTTTATTTCCTTTTTCTAAATTTTTCATACTTGTTTTGTAACAATCCTTTCTGCATGCTGGCGCTTAATGCCACCGGATTGAGTGGGATCGTCCCCTGACCATTGTGCCCGTGTTGAGGCATTATTTTAATAGTGGCATTGGAGGGGTCCATAAAAATATCATATATCATCCCATCTGGGCCGTTTCTATTCTTGGCAATGTATATTTTGCCTTGGTTGTTTTGCTTGTCTTCTATGGTGCGAGATACCGAAAAAATGAAATCTGCCACAAAACACTTATTGAAGGCTTCGGAAATCTGCTCCATTGTAATCACCTCTGCGTTGAGTCCTGAACGATTCGTTTGCGATGCGGTCCAGACAGGACATGCAAATTCGGTGGAGATTGCACGAAGCTCTTCGTAAATAGATTCTAATTCGGTTCTCTTTTCCTTTCTTATGGTAACCGGTCTTAAAAGATCACCATAATCAACAATGATCATGCCCGGCTTAATACCTCGCTTAAGCAATCTGGTTAAATGAGATTTAATAGTGTTGGTGGTAGCTGATTTAGTTGCATACTCTTTAATAATCAGCTTTCCTTCAATATCCTTAATCTCGTCATACACCTCTTCTTTAAAGTTAATAATATCAGAAAGTGGGTATCCTGTTAAGCAACTATCGTAGCGATTTGCAATAATCGTGTCCTGCAGCTCTAAAGTATAATGAACAACTACTTTTCCTTCTTTCAATCCTTCGGCGCCGAGGTGCACCAAGCAAAATGATTTGCCTGCGCCCGTGGGAGCAATGACAACACCAAGCTCACTCTTTCCCAGGCCACCACCACATATGGCATCAATCTCTTGCCAGCCAGTAGTAATGGGTAGGCGATGCTTAGGGACAAATCGCTGCTCAAAATCAGCTATATAGTCATATCCAAAATTAGTATCAGAGCCTAACCGCAAAGAATCGTTGATGGTTTTAGAAATCTCATCAAAAGAGCATGATTGCAAAAGACCCACTGACTTGAGCATAGCTTCCTTAAGATTTTGCTTGCGGCAAAAATCAAGCGACTGCTCTTTAATATACTGAACATCTGTAGCTTCTTTGGCGGTAATTTTGGCGAAGTAATCGCGCACCTGCTTCTGGACGACGGAATCTTCCTCGTCTAGATCGGTTCGAAGAATGGTGATAATCGCTTCTGGCGACGGATGCGTTCCATAGCGTTCTCTGTATCCTACGATCTTGCTTACAAAGATGCGCAAATATTCAAGTTCTAAGAATGTAATATCCAACACTTCGGTAATTTGATCGGCAAAGGGTCGGTCCTCGTAGATAATCTGAACAAGCCCCTCTTGGAAGGCTTTTCCATAACGACTGAAAGTAGTTTTCTCGCTCAAACTTCACCCCGCCTTCGCATTACTAAATATAACAGAATGTTCTGTAAAGTCAAGCAAATTAGCACTCAGAATTAATTTTATTTAGATGCAGTTCAAGGTCTTTCCAATTGAGTTCTCCAAAGCCGTCATCCCGCATTTTCTTCATAATCTCTATCTTACTGAAAGTACACTTAAAATTCTCCACAGCGTTCCGAACAAAGTCCTTTGATTGTGGCGAAAGCATGGGAGAATAAAGTTGCATCATTTTATAGTTATGGGCGATAATTTCTTCTCCATTCATAATATTATGATGAAATTTAAGAGGTTTGTCCACTTTTTCACAATAAGAAACCACATCATCAATGGTATAGTCTTTGTCAGCCCCCAGGAAACCAAGCCGGCGCTGAATTGTTTTAAAGCCCACAGATTTAATCCCAGCCAAGTTGTCGGAGGCGTCTCCCACGAGCGCTCGGGCCAGCGCCATATTGCGCGGGTGTACACCCAACTCTTCTACGATGCGTCTTGTGTTGTATACAACATCGCTGGTGGGGCGGTATACAACGGTTTCGTCATCACAGAGTTGATAAAAATCTTTGTCATTGGAGACAATCACCTTCTGCCATCCGTCATAGTGGGGCATCTGGGTAAGGTATGAAATAACGTCGTCAGCCTCTACCTCTGGTAACATCACCTGAATGATGGGCATTTCATTAAAATATTCCATAGAGCGACGTTGCTGCCAAATTCTATTCTGCATCTCTTCGTTCTCGGAGAACGCCTTTACGCTGCGGTTAAGCCGGATTGGCTTTCTTCCCGCCTTGTAGTTCTTATCCAAACTGCGGCGCTTTTGAGAGCCGTTAGGGCCATCCCACACAATTACAATTTCGTTGGGCTTTGTCATACGCACAAGCTTTTGGACAATCTTAAGTGAACCCTTGAAACCTCCAATGGGTTCTCCATTATTAGAGAGGCTGGGATCAACAATGTAGGCTCTCAAAAACATATTGAGGGCATCAATAATGAGTACTCGTTTCATAGTTTGTAACTTCCTGCTTTTTTATTATTAATGGTGTATACTACGCGCTTGACGCCCACATGCTTAAGCGCTTCGTGGCACATGGAGCAGGGTTTGGAAAGTTTGTATTCTCCTTCCTTTCCCACGCGTGCTACATAAATCGTTGCACCTTCCGTAATACTACGGTCCATACCTAGAATTGCTCCCAACTCTGCATGAAGGGTGGTGCGGCCCTCGTGTTCTCGTTGGAATCGAGAACCAAACGCACAATAGTTATTTTTATTAAAGGAGACGTTCCGAATAGACCCTTTCACCAAAACTGCTCCATGGCGATAATCTGGATAAGCAGACTGGTGAGCCACTCGCTTCGCAAGTTCCATGTACCGGCGTGTTTTACCGGAGTAACCATGAAACTTCTCCGCACTGTACGGTGAATTGTACTCTTGGGCATATGTTGACATAAAGCCCTCCTACAAGCTTATACCTAAGTATAACCGATCACAGGAGGGCTGTCAAGCGTTTTTATTCAGGATCAGAGTAAAACTGATCGGCTGTACCTTCTCGTTTGTCGAACTTTTGTACAACCTCTTCATCCATTAGGTTCAAGATATGGGTTCTAAACTCTTCATCTGATTGTATCAATTCACACCACTTAGAGGGTTGGAACTTCTTCTCGTATCCATCCGGTAGCGAAAGCGTGTACCATGCGCCGGCGCTCTTTAGACATTCCGATCCCTTCACGGCATCGAACCATGATTCTTCATCACGAATGCCGATATCCTCTGTTCCCCATAGAATGCGGAAAGCACAGGTTCTTCCTTGTGTTCCAAATCGTGATTTCTCCAGCTTTACCTTAACTTCTGAGCCGATGCGGAATCCCTTATCATCTTCGATGAAAGATGCCTTGGCCTTGCGGCCGGTGAGCCAGATACGTAGCGAATACGAATAGTGCATCGCCTTTCCACCCGGCGTCATGTAGGGGGTGGTCATCGCAATGATGCGCGCATTAGGACCGCTGGGGATGTTGGTCTTAAGTTGGTTGAGAACCACGAAGGTTGCTTGCTTATCTGCGATGGGGATGATCAATTTCGACATTCCCTTTGCAAGAATGCGAGCCTTTACCGCCATCGAAGATTGGGGATTAAAATCTCCCTCCACATCGGACACCGATGGAGTGAGAGCGAGAGAATCCCAAATAAATACAAGCTGTTGATCAGTTGCTCCGAGCAACTCTTCCACCGTCTCCAGAACAAACTCCACAGAAGACGCCTGGACGTACATTAAACGTCCTAGGTCGCATCCTGCGCGCTCCAAGAAGCCTGGGTCGATAGCTGACTCAGAATCGAAGTAAACAATCATCTTGCCCTGTTTCTGGGCGTTTGCGGCTATCTGCGCTGCCATGTAGGATTTGCCTGTACTCTCCAGACCAGCGAGTTCTGTAACCTTCCCAACGGGGATTCCGGCTACGCGGCCCTTGCAAACGATGGAGTCTAACCAACGTGAGCCGGTGGGAATCCACTCTTTTACTTCGGTGGGGTTATCACCTGTTAAATCATGAGCAACATTGCGGCCGGCTTTCTTGTTAACAAGACTCATTAGGTCGTGCATAGATACACGACCAGCTTTGGGTTCTTTGGCTTTTCTAGCCATTGTGCCTCCTTAAAAAAATGCGGCGCCCTATTTTCCCGGCCGGGGCGCCAGCGGCATTACACAAACCTTACTTGGTGGCCATCAGTTCATTAAACGCTCGGTCCACGTCATTCTTGCCACTGCTGTACTTCGTGGTTTCCTTCGAACGAGATTCTGCACTTCCGTCGCCGGCTAGTTGCTCATCAAGGATGGCATCAATTTGGGCTGCGGTTAGACGCTCAAAGAGAGGGTCAAAATCCGGGATGCTGTCAAGGAGGGCGGGGATAGCATCCGTGTCCTCCAAAAGCGGGGAAGTGTTTCGGCGCATCTTAAGGTTTGTTTGGGGATAAGCGCCGGGAGCGGTGGGCTTAGTGTAGGTAAGTGAAATATCCGTCCCCTCCAACGAGTCGGTGATATCTCCATAGTCCGGATCAAGAATGTACCCTAGAAGATTTTCATAGGCACGCTTTCCATATCCATAGATCTTAACGCCTTCGTCTTCGCGGCCGCGCACCACGACTGGTGAGAAAAAGCGCGCACGAACAAAAAGTGACTTAGCAAGCTTCTTGCTTTCGTCGTCATTCTTGTCGACACCTTCTCGCCATAATTGTGATGCAAACTCACAAATAGGACACGGATCATCAAAGTTGCGCTTCGGACATACGATTCCCCCACGATGATCTCCCACATTATAGTGGAAATACATTTCCTTAAGTGGATCACCATCAGGTGCTGGGACAATGCGAATGTCTTGATCTCCCTCGTCTGGCTTAAACCAGACCGACTGCTCCCTTGTTCCTTCGCCACGTAACGTGGCCAGTTTCTTTTTCATTAGTTCCATATTGATTGACATTTTTGTCTCCTTTGTTGTTTATGGTTAGAGTATATCAAGCGTTCCTTGATATCTAATATAACACTCTCAATCTATCTTGTCAAGAGTATTTTGTTGTTGTATCGTGTTTGTATGGGCCACGACGTACCCAAAATCGGTATACGGAGTTTCATAAATCGCATATGAAATCTTGCGAAAAGCATTCGATGGCTTCTTTTTGAGCATATCTACAATCCTTTGGTGCAACATTCCTTCCTTTTCTAATCTTTCTCCATTTATACATAAATAATAACACAGATCTCGCTCTCTGTCAAGCTCAAAAAACCATTTTTCTTCTAAATTTTTCATATCGAGTGCTCCGATACTACGGATACGATTAATCGCGGCAGGTTTTGATACTTGACCAATTTCCGGGTCAGCATGAGCAAAATAATTAGCATAATGGACCGCTGCAAAAATGCATGCATTAAGGGTGTCATAATACCCTTTAATCGGAACATTCCCCAGTGTTTTTTCAACCTCTACATTAGAAAAGATAGTAAAAGAATTAAGAAGGCCAGACCGAGCATACTCTTGCAACACTCCAAAGGTCATATTTTCCACTAGCCGACGTTCGCCGTTTACTAGTTCAATATCCGGCTTAATATAAAATACATCTACCTTTCGCCCTCGTAGTTGCTCCAAGATTCCCAATGAATAGTTGGAGCTATATGCTGTGCCAACTATAAACACCTGTATTTGCTGGCGTAAATCTTTGAAAAAGTTTTTCAAATTAGGGATGTGCTTTTCGTATTCTTCTGGGCTATCGAATTTATCAAGTTTATATTCTCGCTTAGAATTTTTGATTATCTCATCATTTAATTTATACACCTCGTATTGAGGTGTTTCTGCGAACTTCTCTGCGATGGCAGACGCGCCAGAGCCGATGCCTATAACCGATATCATATATCTAGATTCTCTAAATCATAATAGTTTTTGCCGGCTTTTAAATTAACCATAAATTTCCCTAATTGGTTATTTGCGAACATCTCTTTAATTTCGGGGATTAAATGGCGTTCCTCGTCCGCAAAATCAAGCACAATTTCATCATGTACAATATGAGAAACAAACGATTTCTTATCCTGTAAAAACTCATCCATCGCGATGGCCCTCTCGATAACCAAGTCGGCCGTCGTACTTTGAATCAAATAATTGAACGCCTTCCACTCATTCACAAGAATATGCCTGTCAAATACAGTATTAATATACCCTCCATCGTAGTAAGTGTCAAGTACTTTTTGACGATTATAATAAGAAGCGCTTATATGGTCAGCATCTGGGTTGTAGAGCCATGCAAAAAATGTTGTCTTGGCGGTATCGCGATCCATCCCAGTGTTTTTAAAAACATTTACAATATTCCACTCGTGGATATCTCCTCTCGGCTGTTCTTCTCCGGAGAGTGCCAAAAGTGTGCGCACCTCCGCGCCGTTATAATCCAAGGAGACAAACCAATCGTGGTGCGGCTTAATGAGCCTACGCAATTCTTTTTTCATTGTCAGAATGGGGAGTGATCTGGGACTTGTTGTCAGGCGGCCCGTGATCGTTCCAAAAAGATTATAATCTATATGACGAGGTCCATTTAAAATCTTTTGCGAAGCATGTCGCAAGCCACTTTGTACAAAAAGGTTGCGACAATCTTCATTGTTTAGATTTAAGTCGCGTTGCTTTATCTTAAAAAGCAATTTATATGCCTTATCCATATGGTCATAATTGGAAGGGCGCTCATTGTGCTCTATCACATGTTCTGTAATTTGATTTTTAACCTCGCAAAATTCTAACAAGGCGTCATGAGGCACTAAATCAAAAAAACAGTGGTGGCGCAAATTAACCTTGGCGATATCAAACGATTTTTTATAGGCTGCTATTTTTTTACGAATTTTTTCGTAACGTGTCAGTAGGTGATCGGGGCATGCCTCTTGTAAAGAAAGCCCATTGCCGTAAATCCAGGCATACTCCACTTTTTCTTCTGGAGGAATATACCCACTATAGCGCCATGTCTTGGTCAAACTCGATGGAGGTTCGTCAAACCATAACTTGCCATCCACATATACACCAACACATTCCGATTTATCATCTAGGGTCTGAAAAATCAATAACTACCTCCCGATTTGCCGCCTCCCATGGGGGAAGTAGCGCTTCGTACGTTGTGTTTGCCTGGGCTCGCGTCTGCCCGGGCCCGGAGCTTGTTATAAATATAACCCAAAGAGCCGCTATAGTCAAATGGTTTGTTGATTATTAGTTCAAAAACTTTAAGAGCTTCTGAAACTCCGTTGCTTTGATGGAGTTCCCGGACATCATCTATTAACACTTCTTGTTGGTCAGGGCGCAAGGACGTGGTCTCTTCCAACAATCTAATTTTACAATACCAATATACAAATTGCTTTTCATGAAAGAGGGCATCAAAGTCTGCTTTGGAATATTTTTTAGGGGCAATTTTTTTAATAACTGTGTGGCCTTCGCACTCCGTCCGTTCGAGAAAACTCTGAGTGCGCACCTTATTGTAAAGACGCAACAAGTAGTATTTAAAATGAGGAAAATATTCATCGTGGGCATATTGATAAGCTTCGTCGAGAATGTGATCAGTTGTGTAAAAATTATCTTGAGAGGCATAGTGAAGCATATAGGCAGAGCCAATATCGGCTACCATACGATAAGGAACGTTTTCGTCCACCATAAAACCATATGAATTACATGCATTAATAAAAAAGTTCCAGTTTTTGCTCCTAACAATTTTTTCAATCTTTTCTGCGTCGTTGTCAGCTTCAATGTCCGCGATTTCAATCACTAGTCCACTAGCATTCAAGGGACACAGTGCACTTTTGATGAATGCTGGTTTTGTAAAAGGAGTTTTATAAAACCTATCTTGTTTAATTTTTAAAAACAAGTCCATAAACTGTTCAAAATTTCTCACTCTTATGGGCTGAGCCTCGAAAGCTCTTTTAATCAAGTTAAATTGCTCAGCGAGATGATCCGAATATAAAGTCCGATGACTTGCGATTGCTCCGTATACCCTTAAATTACTTAGGAAGGGATCGTCGGTAGCGATTTTTCGTGTCATTGCACACTTTTTAAATTGTTGTTGAACATCATTAAATGCGCGTACCACAAAATTAAGATCACCGGCGCCTGTGCCTTCTACGAGATCGGCCTTAAATTGCTCTAAAAGATTTGTTTTCACCACAATGGGCACAAAATGACGATCTACTCTCCCATAAAAATATTTCTCTCCAAAATTAAAATTTGTTATAGATGGAGCAAGTTGCGAAATCTGATTTCTATAGTATATGCGTTTTTCAAATAGTTCGCGCGAGCCGGCGCCATTGGAGTCTACAAAAAAATCTGCCATTGTATATTTTCCTTATAACTATTAATGATGGTCTCAGTCGTTAATCAAGCGGATTGAGATCTATTTGCTCCCATTCCTTTTCGGCCCAGGAGCTAACACTATCTAGTTTCTCCGAAGCAAATTCTGTGGTGTCGTCCCAGAGACTAAGCAATTGCCCTTTCAAAGAATCCCCTATACCAGACCAATCCATGCTAAAAGATGCACCTTTGCGCAATTGAGCGGCTTCTTCACACTTAGTCTCTGCTTGTGTGGGTGGAACATCTGCAATATTTTTGGCCTCTTTGGAGGCAACCCACTTCGCGGTGAGGTGGGTATTGGCGACGCCGGGCCCAAGTCGCGTCGTTGATCGGATGATCATACAATATCCGCCGACTCCGAATTGAGTAAGATCAATACTCCCGTCGGCAACCCCACTATCAGGAGCAAATCCTCGGGGGTCGACATAAATATAGGTGCCGGGATATGTGCGCACATTTGGAAAAGTGTCGATTTCTACATCATATACTTCCCGCAGCTGTTCAAGGCCCGCATATCCTTCTTGTTCGAATCTCACTTCTTTAAGATATTTGGATTCAGTCTTAGCTAATTTTATTTTTTTAACAATTCCGGCGCGCTGCCCAATCGCATAATGAAAAATTCCTCGGGCTTCGTCGCCCGGTACAATAACGCCCGCTTTGTCTTTGTAGGACTTTTTGATGCCCTGCATCTGTTCGGCTGGCGCTGACCGCCCAACGAAAAAGGTTAAATAGTGGATTTCCTGTTCTGCGCCGCCGGAGGCTATAGGCAAATCTATCGGCCCAGCTATACGCAAGAGGGGAGTATTGGGCGCCATCGCCAAGGGCAGTCGGGAGGCCCAGACTCCATCCCGATAGGGCCGCTGTGGTCCCCACGCAGATGGGCGCGCCAGAAGTTTGGTGATTCGATCATGCTTATCGTTTCCATCTTTTGTATCATAGGAGGTTATTACTGCTTGATTGAGGCGGGTGCGCAGATCTCCCGTTGCTTCTCCAAAACAATCAGCACCATTCAAAAAGTTTCTCACCAGTTGATTAAATAAATCTGTAAGAAAAGTGCTTAGGGGATAAATAGTGCGGGAAGTCTTTAGGAAGTTTGCGGCCAACCATTCGTTAAGATATTGAGTGGCAATCGGCAAATCTCCCATGTTGATTAAAGAAAATTTATTAATGGCATCATCACGGGCGCTGCGCATTTCCATCGGCCCCAAAAGGACTCTAAATCTCGTAAACTGTTTATAAAACTTAACATAATCTCCGATCTCGCGCGCTACATCATCCGGATCTACCAAATGTTGTTCAACATGTTGCTTGAGTCCTGCACTTTTGGCTAGCAGTGTAGGCATCGTACTAAGAGTCACCTCTAGGTTTTCCAGAATTGTGTCCAACAAATCACTTACAAATACAAAGGAGATAGGAACGACTCCTGGGCCATCGTTGGGCGCGCTGTCTAGAATTTGATTGCGCTTCATGGCGCCACCCGCAAATTTCATGGCTGGCCCTTCACTTTTAAGTTTTTTAATGTCGGAAGTGCTGGCGCTTAACCATTTCAGTCGACCTCGATCCTGTAGTCTCTTAAATAGACTCGCGAGACTTTTTTGATTTTCACCTTGAATTCGCTTGTTTTCCTCATCACTAGGGGTGGTGGAATCACATTCAGTTTGGGCCTTCTTTTTAGACAAACGCCTGATGGTACGTTCAAGTTCTACTCCGGGATCAGAAAATACATTAAACTTAGCGTCTCCGTAAAACTCATCTACGTATGCAAGATAGGAGATAGTGAAAGTAACACGACCCATTTCGTCTAATTTAAAATCATGAGTCGTCGGGGTTAAATTAAGGGTAACATATGATTCAGAAATGGCGTTCATCAGATCGGTATCAATGTGAGAGGGCGCGCCAACGGCCCGGGGGTCTGCCCACCCTACCACAGCTTTAATGCGAAAGCGTAGTTCTTGAAGGTTTTTAATATGTTCTCTATATGCCTTTTTAGTCACGTTGTTGGAATTTACGGGGGGTGCAGGGGGCGGCGTCGCATCTTCGGCTGGGCCGCCCGTTTTCAGAGCCAAATCCACATATTTATATCCGCCACGTTCTTTAAACAACTCATCTAAACTGTTCGCAAAAATAGTAAGTTCGGCCTTGATGCTTTTTTTAGCTGCAAAGGGGTTATTGCCATCGTAAGTAAATTCAAAGTCTTTGAGGCCCACCCCAAATCCACGCCGTAATTTATTAGAAAAAATATCCTTTACATCGTCGGAAGTGGCGTATGAGCTAAAATTAATTTCTCGCTGAGTTTCTCCTCCTTTATCATCAAAAGTCACCTTATAAAGTCTGATACGAGGGACAAGGCTTGACACCTGGGCAGGCGACATATTAAAAAACGTAGCTTGATTTGGATTTTGAGTAAGCCGATTCATAAACGTAAACGGATCACAATCAGCCATCAAGCAGGCGTTGGAAGCATAAAAAGGAGCAGGACACTCCGGGCGCGGGCCAAGCTCGCTTACTACAGAGGCCGCCGATTTGTACTCATTGCCCTCTGTTTTCTCCTGTGCCGTCAACTTTCTTACCGTTTCCTGGGCTTTCGCCAGTTTCTTCTTATCATTTTTAGTAAGAGATTTTGGAGGAGTTCCTCTTTTGCGACACCACCAATTTAAATGGTTGGGATTAGGTTTGCCGGGATGCCAATAAGGTAATTTTTTAGGGTTTTGTATCTCTAAGTGTGTCTTTTTGAGAGTGGCCAACTCCTGTGCGCGCGCTAGCAAATAACATTGATGGCTGATAGTCATTTCTTTAATTTCGGATTTGACACCCTCGGTACCGCCGCCAACAGCCCCCATCAAACTATCTAGGCCGGTCATTTCGGCAAGTTTGTCAAGCCACTCTTCGCCCTTTTCAAGCGTCTCACCTTTCATCTCGGAAAACTGGTCTGCTAGATCGCTCCGGAGATCCTTGGTTGCATCTTTGGCATAATCTACAATTCCTTCCTCTTTGACCTTATCAAGTTGGGCTTCAAGCTGTTCTGCTTTCTCCTTCAGGCCGGCCAGCTTCAGCACGGCGTCGGCCTTCGCTTGGCCGACAGCTTGTTCTACCTGGCTCTGTGCGCTCACTGCCGAAGCCCACGCGCCTTCTAACTCCGCCTGTGCATCATCAATCATTCCCATATCTAAGCTATCCCCAATACACGCAGAGCGTCTTCTAAACTCAGAGGAATGCTAATTAAGTCCCCATTTTTAATGTCTACTTCGGTTGCGAACCCATTATACCACGCAATAATCCACCAATACGTAGGATCACCATAGTGTGTGTGAGCGAGCTTATAAAAACGATCTCCATATTTCCAAATGTATGTAGTGGAAGGTACTCCTATTCTATCATTAACAGATGGCTGGCGCATTACGGGCGTCTCATATTGACGAACCCCCTTTAGATCACGTTTGGTGCGCAAAAAACTATAGTATTCGCTACTATTATATAAAATATTGTATTTTCTGTATCTTGGCATTTTGTTTATCCTATTCCTTCAATTTCACTGGCTGTCTTAAAAAAATTCACTAGTCGAGGCGCTTCGAATATGCGGGATCCGTCTCCATGAGTCGGTTGAGAGTTTCTGCTCTTTCACCGCCCGCTTTAAGATCTTTCTGTATTCGGGACTCATCCCCATATGCGCCTCCGAATGCCCCCATATATCTGGCGCGCGCCTCATCTTCCAAAGCTTGTAAATATCTTCCATCAGTTTTCTTTTGATCTGCGATTATGGCGTCTACCGCGACTTTTCTGCCGTCGACCGCAGTTCGTAGGCTTTCAGCCGGTTCATTTAAAATGACTCCATATGGGAAGGTATTGCTTCCTTGGCCAATACTAGCATTAGTTGGCGCGCCAAAACGTCTTAGTTCATCCCACCCCATTGAATGTTCGTGGAGAGGTGAAAAACTCAGATTAACATCAATCAACTTAGGAAGAACCGTGTTGGTGGCCTTTTCCAGAACACCTTCACTTTCAACATTATGGTTAACAACAAAACTTGTGATAGCACCCAGTAGACCTCCTCCTGAATCAGGAGAAGATAGATATTGATCATACATATCTTGGGACGTTTGAACTTGGCCCGGGAGACGTGGGCCGACCTCGTCTGCTGTATTTTTCAGCAAGTTCATGACTTTAATGCGCACGAGAGGAGACTGCGTAATTGTCTGAGCATATCTTACGTTCGTATAGGCCGGATATAGAAATTGGGCCACCGATGATACTTTCCCTAAATTTTCATAGGCCTCGCTTTCTGTACCGGCGGGAATCTTAAAAGCTAATGTCACCTTTCGGACAGTTCCTTTAAACAAATACAAAGGGTCGGGCCGTCCATATACCTCTTCAGATGCCCAGTTAGTGCTATAAGTTTCATTAAAAGCCGTGATAAAAGCTTTGAAAAAGATGGCTCGTCCTGTTGGGACATGCTGAAAGCTGATGACCATTTTATGAGCATTAGCATATGCATCAGAGCCATCTACATAATTAACCTCTTGGCCGCGTGCAAGTTGTGCTTTTTTGTAGCGCAAACTATTAAAAACTGAGTTGTAAGTATCATAGGTGTTTGACATGTTTTATTTCTTCCTTTTGCTTTCGGCTTCGGCTTTAAGTCTACTGATCATGGCCCGATCCTGAAAGCGCTTTGAATCAGCCAAATCTTTTTCTATACGCGAGGCATCCCCCAACTCTCCGCCGGCCCAACCACGATAGCGAGCACGGTATTCGTCTTCCAGTGCTTGCTGATACCAGTCGCTGTCTTTGGTATTCTCTAAAATATCCTTCAACTCTGCTTCTCCACCTTCCGTAGCCAGCAAAGCGGCCGTAGTCGCAGGATCATTTAAAATTACGCCATAAGGAAAGGTATTACTCCCTTTGCCCGATGGTGTGCCCGTGAACGTGCCGAGAGTTTGTTCTGGCAATCCGAAGCGCTTCTCGGCGTCCCACCCTAGTGGGTGTTCGTGAATTGGCGCAAATGTTATGTTTACATCAATTAATTTGGGAAGAATCGTATTGACGCCCTTTTCCAAAACTCCTTCTTCGTTTAAGTTATGATTAATAGCAATATTTTCTACCACCCCCAAGAGACCTCCGGCTGAAGCAGCATCCGAAGTATAATTAAAATAAAAAGTGCGAGAGGTTTGATACTGGCCCGGTAGACGAGGAGCATAATGGTTCGCCGTAGTTTGAAGAAGGTTCATAATTTTAATGCGGATAAGGGGCGATTGAGTAATAGTGGGTGTTCCCTGTATATCAGTATAAGAGGGATACATAAATTTCGCCAATTTTGAAACTTTTCCTAAGTTTTCGTATGCTTCGCTTTCAGAGGCTGCTGGTATTTTAAAGGCCAACGTAATTTTGCGCGTAGTGTTTTTAAATACCAGAGAAGGATCGGTGCGGCCGTATATCTCTTCGCTAGCCCAGTTGCTAGTGTAGGCTTCGTTAAAAGTCGTAATAAAGGCCTTAAAAAACACAGAACGTTCGGTCGGCGCATGTTGAAAGCTGATGACCATCTTATTGACATTAGCCATCAGATCGCTAGCGTCTACATGAGAGGTGGCGGTTTTCCCTAGAGTATTTGGGCCTGCACCACCAAAAAACGGCTCTTGTTCTACTTCGGGTCTAAACTCGCTAGTGTGATACTGTTCGCTATTAAATATAGCATTGTATGCATCGTATTTGTTAGCCATTTACATTGCCCCCTCGATTGCTTCACGCACCACTTCTCCAATGGTGTCGAGCACCCCTTCACTTAAGAACCGCCGGGTTTCCTCGGCATCCATTACTATTTTAACGGTTTGGGTGGTAGCTGGATTAATCTCTTTGACCAACATTGGGAAATCTTCGGAGTAGCCCGCATATTCCCCCCCTTCTTCAACCTCCTCTTCTTCTCCGCCGCCGGCAACTCCGCCCGTAATTAATGCTGCTCCTAAGATACCTGCTAATTTAGTTGCGTCAGTTGTTCCGAAGCCGGATAATTCTGCCTTCAATTGGCTGACCGCGGTGGCCACTTCGTCTAGTCGTGTAGCTCCGTCGATCAGCCACCATACACTATCGGTAAATTGAGCGAGAAGGGGAATCGTTGGACCTAAGAATCTAAGGGCCAAGCCCAAAAGGCCAAAGGCGAGGGCCATGGCGCCAGCGGCGGCCGCGGCCAAAAAGCCATCGCCCGCAATTGTACCCAGGGGCACAGCAAAGGATGTCAATGACTCTGTATGAGCACCCAGATATTCAGGGTTGATAACTTCAAAAAGCCTCGTAAAGGAATCTACTATCGTCGAAATTCCTTCAGCCATTATCTTCACAGCGAAGCCGGCTGCCACAAAGGCAGCCCCCATAACAGCTACAGCCCCAATCGCAGGTGTGAGTTTTCCTCCAATTGCGCCAAATGCTATAAAGGCGACCGTTATAATCCCTAAACCGATTCCCAATTTCATTATAATATCATTGATAAATTCCATCTCATCTGAATCGAGCCCAGAAACCGAACGAATGAGTTCTGCGAATCCTATTGCCATTTGACCTAAAGATAGCGCGACCCCAGAAATGGCGGCTCCCAAGGCAATAGCCTTAATAGCAAATGAGCCCGCTGCCGTGATGGCCTCCCCCATCGCTACGACGCTCTCCTCTGTGGTTTTGGTTTCCTCTGATTGCCAGAAAGTTAACAACTTCCACAGACCAACAGCTATGAATTTAACTGCATTAAACGCTGCCATCGCGACCGTGGCCAATATTGTAGCCACTTTCCACGCTACCATAACGCCAACCACCACCAGTGCAATGGTCGCAATTCGTTTAAGGAGCGCAGGATTTTGGCGCAACCAGCCAACAAAAGAGCGCATTGCATCAATCAGGGGCATAAATACTGGAATCATATCGAGGAACAGGTTTTTAAGCTGATCTTGAACGCTCTGCATTGCCGCGGCTTCTTCGCGCATCTTGCGATAGTCCTCTTCGGTCTTTTGCACCCCCATCCCCAAAGAGTCTAAATCTCCGGAGAGTGCGGCTGCGAGTTCCGCTTCATCCTTAAGTCCCAATTGTTGAGTGTAGAATTTCTTTTGATAATACGACATGGAATCAAAGCTCATGCCGGCGTCCATGATGGAGTTACGAATCATCTTAAATCGTTCCACGGGATCGGTTTCCATCATCAGATCCATAGCATTGACCATGTTCCCGCCAATGGCCGCATTGAGCATTCCGGCTTGCTTAGCTGCACCTTCAAATGTATCAAATTTTCCTGTGATGTCTAAGAGGCGACCAACTTCGATACCAGTAATCTTAGAAACGCGCTGAAGATCTTTAAAGACCCTTACACCATCCTTTCCAAATTTGGCCAAAGAGCCGCCGGCAGCTTTAAAGTCAGCCATCATCTTTTGTGGTGCTACGCCAATAGATTGCGCATAGGTAACCATGCCGGTGGCCGCTTTGGACGCGTCCACCCCTGACAATCCCATTGCCTTGGTCATATTCTGGATTGCGCCGGCTGCGGCCGCGTTGGATACTCCAAATTCACCAAGCACAGCTACCGTTTTTGCTATCTCGCCGCGGGCTTTGGGGGAAATCATCGTAAAATCAGTATAGGAATTAAAAAGGGCAGTTGCGGCGCCGCTGGCTTCTTGCATGCTGACGCCGGCCAACCGTGTTGATTCATAAACCCCCGTAACTTCGCGCGCAAAGCTCGCAGACGCGCCGGTGGTCTTTCGGAACTTGGACTCCATCTCATCCGCCGCGAAGGCTAGCCCGATTACAGCATCAATAAAGCCTAAAATAGTATCCGTGGCAAATGTTTTAACAAAGGCTGTCATCGCTGGGATGCCGCCCTTTACGGCATCCGTTAATTTAAGAAAATGTGAGGTAGATAGAAGGGTGTTGTTGGCGTACTCGCTAGCCCAGATGCCGGCGGGCGAAAGTGCTGTAGCTAAATCTTGCGCAGCTTTAACAGATTGCTCAAGAGAAACGTGGGTAGCCTCAATTTGCTTCGCTACTAGCTCTGCTTCTTCCTTCTGTCTCTCCAGGTTTTTGATCTGTTGCAGTGACTGCTTAGAGACATTCCCTGAAAGTTTGGCCTTCTTTTGAAGAATCTCGACTTGCTTACCAAGAACGTTGGCTTCTTGTTGTGCTTTGAGAAATGCGCCTTCTTTAGACTTGGCTGTCTTCTCATACATCGCCAACAGCTTTTCTTCGGCGGCTAACTGTTGATGGAGTACCTCAAGACTACCTTTACCGGATTTCTTCGCCACAGCCTATTCTCCTCTCGTCTCTTTTAAATAGTTTACTATCAAAAAAGATAAAGCTTAGCCACCCTTATCACCACCACCAAATGTTTGCATTGCCGCCATATTAGGCGGAAGGGCAGGCTGGTTGTGGCTGCTTAGAGTTTGGGTACTCGATCCGCCCTGACCACGAGAGGCGCGTTCGCTCGCTTCTCGCTCATCCTCTAATTGGCGCAACAGCCGTTTAATAAACCACAATCGTAGTCCCACAGGAAGATTATAGGCTTCACTAAATGACCAGCCACCCGCATATTTTAGAAAGAAGAACTGTTCATACACGCTCTCCATGTAATCATCGGTCAGGCCAAAAAAAGTCCGCGTTGAGCGGAACCTCCATGTCTTCGGCATATTCACACTCGGTGCAAGCAAAGTGTTGGGACAAATCAACATTGGGGGCAGCCAGTCGGTAAGCATGCCGAAGATGACGCGCATCCATGGTAGGAATGTTGGCAATTAAATAATTGATCGCATCTGCAGATGAATCATCGTTCACGGCCACCACCATATTAAAGAGCGAGCGCGTAACTGCACGTTCGTGCACCTTTTGCTTGCGATCTTTTTCCATGCCGGCTACTAATGCCTTCTCATCCTTGCCGGTCATCAACTTAAAGGTTACTGTAAGTTGTGTACGCGGCAGCGTAACATTAAAGGTACCATCTTGATTATTTGCCACTTCCAAATCGGCAGCGTCGCCGCCGGCATAAATGCTGGCTGTTTGTAAATCAAAAGTATGCTCTACCATAGTAGCACACTGGGGGCATGTCACCTTGGTTGGGTACTGACTACCATAGCCTGAGATTCGGGTGGCAATAATAACTGCGTTCCGGTCTCCAACTAGTAAGGAGTCTGGGTCGATGCGCTTATCTACAATAATATTTGCGATTACACGATCAATTGCTACACCCTTCTTAAGAAGAGTGCGCGATGTGAGGATATCTTCCTCTTTGGCCGTCATTTGCCGAATTTCAATGCTATCAGCACCACAAAGAGGGTGACCCTCTCCGTAGAATTTGCCTTCTGACGGGAGTTCTACAAACTCGGTCGGAATGACGAAAGAAAACCCACTGGAATCCCCTGCAGCTTGTGCTTGCATAACGGGGAGCGGTGGGTTTGTATCGGGTTGTTGAACGCCTCCTAGGCGATCCTTATTTCTAGACAATATACACCTCTATTTTATCTATACAACGAAGAATTCGTTACCACCACCAGCGATTGCCACTGATGAGTTGGCCGTCTCTACTCTCGCCCAATCGTATTTGAGAGTCACAGACATTTCAATTAAGTCATCTTCTCCGTATGCCAAATCGCCGTACTTAACTTCTGTAATAAAAGCGTTCCATAAGGTCCAAGTGTCTACTGGGGCGCCTTGTGCATCGATTTGCGTAATAATTACTGCTCCGAGTGCTCCGGCGGCCTTTGCCTTTGACATTGTCGTTAGAGACGTCGAATTGGTTGGCGGAGAATATCCTGATTGTACCACAATGTCTGAAAGAGTTGCAGTCATATCTGGATTAACAGGATCAACAAGAGTAAGAGTAATATCCTGCCACGTTACGTTGCCCGGATAGAAAAACGTGTGGTTGAGATACTTGTGCTCGGCCGCGTTAATTTGAAAGCTCGGCTTTGTAACTGTTTTGGCATACCACATAGCGGCGCCTCCAGTAGCGCCGGCATCAATACCTTGAAACTCTACGCTAAATCTAAACTTACGCTTAGGATCTTTAAGTTGTGAATTCTCACCAAAATTTTCTGACCAAAATGGCATTTGTTAGGTACTCCTGTTGTTGCTCTATTTTTAATTAGTATAGTTCGGGGAAAAACCCCTATATCTTTTAGTCGTCGAAGGACGCTCCCGTGGACATGATAACAAAGTCAATTGCGATGTATTCGATGGCGCGCGCAGGTTTGATCATAATCTTCGCATATAGAATGTTCTGATCAATTAAGTCGGGCGTCGTCGTGGATTCATCTAAGACTAACTTATAATCTGTAATTCCAAAACTGGTTTTAACGTTAGCTAAGAAGGGCTCAACTAACGACTTGAATCGGTTCCACGTGGCTTGCACATTCTGTTCGAAAAGAATTTGTGTTGAGAGGATAGAAATCTGCTTCTTCAAGTAGATTACCAGTCTCCGTACATTAATTCTATCCAGCGCCGATCTCTTCTCCTGTAAGGTCTTCTGACCAAATACCACAATACCTGTGGAAGGGAAGGAAGCGATGGGGTTAATGGCTGCTTCGTATAAATCGTCTCGCTCGTCGGGAGATAGCTTCTCGGTCACCCCACTAATGGGAATGCCGGCGGCGCCCTTAGTAAGAGAGCCGCGGTTAAAGCCGGCTGGAGCAAACCAAATCTTGGACTTGCTTTCTGAACTGGCGAGAACGCCCATCATGGCTACAGTGGGTGGCACCCAGAACTGCTGTCCGGTAGCCTCGTCCGTCGTTTGAACCCACGGATAGAAGGTGCAACCGTAACTAGAGTCGATTCGGCGATCTTTCACTGCGATGGCTGCCTGCACGGGGGTGGTACCAATACGGGCCTGCTTGGTGCTCTTGTAAGCCTCATGAGGCGGGATGTAAACATTGGGAAGATCAATGAGGGCCAACGCGTCGGCACGATCTTCGCATACATTAACCATATGAGTGGTCAAACTGGCCAGCGTAAGACCCGGGGCACTCAAAAGATTCACGTCCACTGCTTCCGGATCGGATACAGTGTCGATAGCCCTCTTCCATGTATAAAAGGCATAATTATTGGTGTTTGTACTGGATGCATCCATCCCATCATTATACATGGGATCGGGCTTCGTAATGTCAAAGCCATCAAAGCCGCCCCAGAAAGGCGCAGTAAACTTGTTATACTCTGCATCTAGAATGTCTCGGTAAGAGCCTGAAGTGTATGATCTTGACTTCTCATCTCCTCGTGTGGTCTCCGAAGCACGAGACCCGGAAAGATAATAGAAGAAGTTGCTTGATCCACTTTGAACTACATCGTCCAAAGAGAACATATAGCCCCAGCGATCAATTCCACCGCCCGGCGTGGAGGTTGTGGGGTCCGCAGGAATGTTCGTGTCCCACAGTCGGAGGGGTTCGAATGCACTCCGATCAGATCGGGTGCTTGTGCGCGTTCGTGTGGTGCTAAATCCAAAATATGCATTGGTGGGGTCGCTTAAGCCGCCGTCAGATGCTGACAACCGCAGTCGGTCTCGGGGAAACAGCAGCGATGCTGTAATCCACGATCCATATCGGCCATCATTGTCGGGGCCGGGCCAGTCGCCGCCGTGGGCCGCGTTGTTGGTCTGGTCGCCACCACCAGAAACTATTAGCTGGCATCGATAGCTGCCGCCGGCGGTACCCAAAGCTTGTAGGCCAGATCGTGCGTATGAACCAGACTCCTTGCCCAAAGCAGTATAGGAAGGGCCGCTGGTGCCGCTTAAGTCAGTAAACTTGGGCGGCCCAAAATAGCCAAATGGTAGGAAAGTCGGGTCTGTGGCGCCCGCTTCGACGTCGGCGTTCATTTCAACATACACAAATTTAGAGTTGTTGGGGTATTCGCCGTAAAGCCGCAAACGTCGCTCACTTTCGGACCATGATGTATATTGATCTCCAATCTTTCGTGCCACAAAGTTGGGAGAAGTGGGATCCAGATTGCAATTATCAAAACGTTCCAATACAATGACGTTTCCATCAGTGTCGGTAAACTGTCGTAATACTACAGAAAAAGTACCATATTGATTGGCTGTCGTCGTGGAGACTCTAATTTTTTCAATTGAAACTTTAACATTCTTGTGCAACCATTCGCCGTGGCCGCGGCCCTTAAGTCGGAAAAGCTTCTGCTGGCTTGATGCTACATAAGCAGCCGGTAAACCAGCGTCCTGGGAAATAAACCACCCTGCTACGGCTTCGCGCGCATTAAGTCCTTTCATGTACTGCGGGCCCACGGTGCTGGCCATCGAGGATCCGGATGCAATAGCAGTCAAAACACCTTGAAGGGCGTCGGCGGTAGTTAAGCTTCCCAGCGTCCACCTACAATATTGTTCGAATGTCTCCCCTAACCAATAATTTGTTTGTGCTTGAGAGGGAAAGAAGTTGCTCGCTGTTAAATTACCAAGTTGGGGGCTCGTGTTAAAGCAATTGCGAATAAAAGTTTGTTTAGTGTCGTCCATGCTAAACGCTACACTGGCGGTTTGATTAGGCATAGCATGAAGGAGAATTTTAAATTCATTAGTAGTGGCCATCTGTCCCAACATCTTCCCGATGCCACTGCTAATACCGCCGCCCTGGTTATCCCCGGGGGCACTTCCGGTGGGTGTGATGCCACCGCGCGCCGTGCCGCTAAGATAAATCGAACCACTATCTAGGTACCAAATAGCTGCTAAGCGTCCTCCGCGTGTCTCGCCGGTTTGTTCTTGCAAACCAGAGCCCGACGGGAACAGCCACAAGCCATATGCACCACCATTTCGGTTGCTTGCGCCGGCTGGGTCATATCCAGCCGCATTCTGCTGAGTCTGCCAGCCTGCTAGCCCTCCGGGTTCGGTGATGGTAGTGTCTTGGTGTCCCAGAAGGCGCACGTATGTGAGGGGCGCGACATTGGCTCTCAAAAAGGCCTTGGCTGCATAGCCTCCATACATAGTGGAAGCGGTGTTTCCATCGCGATATACATCAGGCGCTCCGCCACCTGGAACCGTTTCGCCAAACATTGTTACAAATTCTGAATAAGATTGTACTTTAACAGGTTGCATCGCAATACCGCGCCGGGCACGACCTACAACAACCGGCCCAATCGCTTCTGCCGATTTGGGAATAAAGGAATTATCTATTTCGTGAATAAAAACCCCAGGAGAGACGAATTTAAAGCTTTTAACTGACATGTGAAGTTTATCCTTGTTGTATATTAACCAGTGGTTGAGTGAGCCCTATAATCTGCTTAGTCTTAGTCATCAAATGACGCTCCAGTGGAGGCAATGACGAAGTCAATAGCAATATATTCAATAGCTCTAGCGGGCTTAATCATAATCTTAGCATAGAGAATATTTTGATCGATAAGATCCGGAGTTGTTGTTGTTTCATCAAGAATCAACTTATAATCCGTGATACCAAAGCGCGTCTTGACATTTGCCAAGAAGGGCTCGATAAGAGAGCGGAATCTGTTCCATGTTGCTTGCACGTTTTGCTCAAAGAGAATTTGTGAGGCGAGAATAGAAATTTGCTTCTTCAAATAGATGACCAATCGGCGTACATTAATTCTGTCTAGCGCTGATTGCTTCTCTTGAAGCGTCTTTTGTCCGAATACCACGATTCCCGTGCTGGGGAACGATGCAATCGGGTTAATGTTAGACTCGTAAAGGGTGTCGCGGTTCTTAGATGTCAGGCGCTCGGTAATTCCCGTTACCGGGATACCAGCTGCACCTTCCGTCAAGCCGCCGCGATTAAATCCAGCAGGAGCAAACCAAATCTCGGACTTGCCTTCAGAGCTAGCGAGAACGCCCATCATAGCCACAGAGGGCGGAATCCAAAGCATCTGACCTGTGCCTTCATCCCGGGTCTGAACCCATGGGTAAAAAGTGCAACCATAGCTAGAGTCGATTCGGCGGTCACGCAAGGAGCGCGCTGCGCCCGCTGGTGTCGTGCCGACCCGGTCTGCCTTGGAAGAGTAGTATGCCTCTTGAGTGGGAATGTAAACATTGGGAAGATCAATGATAGACAAGGCGTCAGCCCGATCTTCACACACATTCACCATATGCGTCGTCAAATCTGTCATCGTAAGGCCGGGCGCTACGAGCATGTTCATGTCCACCGATTCAGGATCGGACACAGTGTCGATGGCGCGCTTCCATGTATAATACTCATAACTGGTAAACCCGGTGTCGACACCGGCCGTCATACCTTGGTTATACATCGGGTCGGGCTTCGTGATGTCGAAGCCATCAAACCCTCCCCAGAAGGGAGCAGTAAACTTGTTATAGCCAGCATCCAAGAGATTCTTGTAAGAACCAGACGTATAGGACGTTTCCAAGGCGCGTGAGCCTGACTGATAATAGAAGAAGTTGGTTGAGCCACTTTGAACCACATCGTCAAGCGAGAAGATATAACTCCACCGGTCTACACCGGGGGTCGCCGTTGCGGTGGTGGGATCGGCCGGAATATCGGCGTCCCACAGTCGGAGGGGTTCGAATGCACTCCGATCAGATCGGGTGCTTGTCCGAGAGCGCGCTGTGCTAAAGCCGAAGTAAGCCCTTGTCGGGTTGCCAATTCCGCCGTCGGAAGCCGACAGTCTAAGGTTGTCCTTGGGGAAAAGGAACGAGGCTGTGATGAAGGCCCATGAGCCGCTGGTAGTCTGGATGGCGATGGTCGAGCCTGTGGCGGTGCACACCATGCCCACTATACCGGCTGCCGGGTTGTCGGCGGAAACTCCCCCCGAAACAAAGTTTCGAGAGAACTCATATCCTTTGCCTAGGTTTCCTCCTGCGATTTGGGCGGCGGCGCGCACATAGGAAGCCGAAATATTTGCTGAATGTGCCCCATCAATGGGATATGCTCCCATGCTAATGGAACCAGTTCCCCATGCGCCACTTAGATCGGTAAATTTGGGGGGACCGAAATAGCCGAAGGGAAGAAGACTTGGGTCGGTTGCTCCAGCTTCTACATCAGTGTTCATGTCCACATAAACAAATTTAGATTGGTTAGGATAGTCGCCATATAGCTTCAATCGCCTAGAAGTGGGATCCCAAGAGGTGTATTTGTCTCCTATCTTCTTGGATATAAAGTTAGGAGAAGCTGGGTTAAGAGTGCAATTATCGAAGCGCTCTAACACCACCACACTGGAGTCAGTATCAGTAAACTGGCGCAACACTACAGAAAAGGTGCCATATTGGCTGGATAGCGTAGTGGAAGCACGAATCTTTTCAATAGAAACTTTAACATTCTTATGGAGCCATTCCCCGTGTCCTCTACCTTTAAGGCGGAACAGTTTTTGCATGTTCTGGGGCAAGTAGGAAGCGGGGGCTTCTGTATCTTGCGAGATAAACCAACCAGCTACCCCTTCCCGGGCGTTCACACCCTTCATATATTGTGGCCCGGTGCCGGTGCCCATCCCAGATCCAGAAGCAATTCCAGTGAGTACTGCCTGTAACTGCTCATTTGCAGTGAGGCTGCTTCCCAACGTCCATCGCAAATCTTGTTCGAAGGTTTCGCCTAGCCAGTAATTAACTTCGCTATTGGCGGGAAAGAAACTGCTTGCATTGGAGTTCCCCAATTGTGGATTGGTGTTAAACTTCTTGCGAATAAATGTTTCTTTGGTGTCATCGAAACTAAACCGCACACTAGCGGTGCTGGCCATGCTGGGTCCGGTGATCAATACATTAAATTCATTAGTCGAAGCTATCTGCCCTATCATTTTGCCGGTGCCTGTTACATGATTCAAGGTGGGGCCTGTTACATCCCATGGGGCAGGCCTGCCGTTTCGAATTGCGCCACTTAATGCAATCGAGCCACTATCAATATACCAGATGGCGGCGAGGTGTCCTCCGCGTGTCTCGCCGGTTTGTTCGTCCCAGGCAGTTCCTGACTTGAAAAGCCAGAGCCCGTACGCGCCGCCATTAGCTGCAGCATTGGTGCCGACGTTGTTCGCAGTCTTCCATCCTGCTAGAGCATCTGCAGACGCATTGTTGCTAGCGGCCTGATGGCCCAGAAGACGAATATAGGTGAGGGGAGCGACGTTCGCTCGCAAGAAAGCTTTTGCGGCATAAGTGCCGTACATGGGAGATGTAAAGTTTCCATCGCGGTAAACATCTCCGCTACCTCCGCCCGGTACGGTATCTCCAAACATCGTCACAAAATCCGAATAGGACTGTACTTTGATTGGCTGCATCGCAATCCCGCGGCGCGCCCTTCCTACAACTACCGGGCCAATCGCATCGGCCGTCTTCGGAATGAAGGAGTTGTCTATTTCATGGATAAACACCCCAGGAGATACAAATTTAAAGCTTTTAACTGACATATTGAGTTTATCCTTCTTAAAATCCCACTAAAATGATGGTACAATCATTAATTAAATAGTATTTTTAATTCCAAAAGGCGCGCCTTTGGCAAAGAAATGTAGGCATGCACTTCAGGATGTCTCTCCGAACAAATTAGGGAGACCGGCAGGTAAAACACTTTCGGATGGAAAGGCGTACTCTACGGTGTTTTCGTCAATACGCACTATTGGCCGATCATCATCATCTCCTTCGCCGATTAGATAACCCAAGACCCGAATATTTATATCAGTGTTATATTGTCGAGATTCTTCTTCTAAATTGGCAATGTTGTTGGAATGGGTAAACTCTTGTTCTATAAAAGCTTCGTAAAGATGCCCATTGCGCTTTAAAACAAAAGAATTGATCTGTCCTGTTCTTGTGACGAACGGCGTAACCAGTTCATTCATCTGTTGTTGATACTCGGTCTTAAGCACTATCTTATAATTCACATTAACATACACGGGAATGGGAATTGATAAAGATTGAATGACAATTTTCTTATTAATGCGCGGATAATAAGGCTGCGCTTTCCCTGTGAGGTTTCGGCGTTGTCCCTCAACCCGAGCAAAGTTTCGCGTCTTATCTGCAACAATACGCTTGGCGATAACCCAGCGACCTGGGCGTCCATCGCGATTTTTCGAATAAACTTGTGCCTGAAAGCCTCCCTTTTTGTTGGGGTCTTTGGTCATACCAGTGCGCTCAATACTGAGAAGCGGCAATTTAAGCGCGCCCCCATCATCCCTTAGTCCTAGATCATTCTTAATTTGATAAGATCTTTCGGGAGTTTGCCACAACACCGGAACATCGATGTGCCCCTCGTTGGTATTGGCAAATGGTTTGATGCTTTCTTTGAGCCACGAGACCATGGCATAATCAATAGTTTCAATTGTAGACGCAAGTATCCCAATTTCACGCAAAGATGCGGTATCCATGCCTTCAGGCAATTGAGCAAAATCAAAATTATCAGGTAGCATCGAATAGTCCCTTTCTGGCGCGCTTACAAATAGCGGAAATTTCAAAGCCGTGGGCTACTTGGCCGAATAACTTGGACTCTTCTGTCAATTTAACAATCTCATAGTAATAATCACCGTACAACACAAAGTCCCCTTCTCGAACATACATATCTTGGTCTTCTTCCAATCGTCTTTTATGAAAGTGGACGAGGATCTCCCAACTCTTGTCAAGGCCTGCATTTTCCATATAGAAGGTGGAGAAATCTGTCCACTCTACGAGAGCATAGACACGTACCGGCGGTAAAAACGTTTTATCTGTCGCTTCGCCGTATAATTCGTGGAAATCGGTTCTTTCCATATCAATCGGATAATATAAAATTTGTTGGCCAATGATGTTCTCAATAAGTTCGTCATTGACTTGCTTAACCAGATCGCGCTCTTTCTTTCCGAGAAAAAGGGGGGGAGGTGGGCTCTTGGGTCTTTTCCATTCATCTGACATTTAATGTTATCCTACAAATATGGGTACAGGCGTATTTTTAAATAGGGCGGTTGCTGCGTCCGCTTTTTCACTGTCTCTCTTGACCAACTCAGTGTACTCCATCTCTGCCAGCATCTCACGTAGCTTATCTTTTAATTCTGCTTGTTCTTCTTTTGCTTGCGAAAGCAATTCGGAATGGTTTAAGGTAACACTTTCCCCCGGAATGGGAATGGTGGTAAACTTTCCTCGAATTTGGCCCAACATCTCCTTACAGAGCGCTAGGGAATATTTGCGAATCCACTGTTTACCCATGGAGTTAATGTTTTTGTAGGGAATATTATCAAAAGGCATCGTATTCATATTATTAATGCCCATAATCCCTCCTTGATAACGGGATTCGTCCTCCTCCCAAGCATCGTTTTGGACATAAAACCTCACCCATATTCGATCTAAGGCGCCAAAGTCCCAATAACTCGGATTGGGATATAATCGTAGGTTATTGTTGATTAACTCATATGAATAATGGGATGTTCGCGTATACAAGGAGTCCTCATACATGATGGCTTGCATTTTATTCTGCCAGGTGGGTATTATCTCAAAAGTAGCATCATCGGCATATTGACCGTATGTTGAATAGTTGCCCACAACTCCAATTCCTCCATAATATCCGTAAAATCGCCACATAGCGCGTGGGGATTTATAAAAGACCTGTGTAACAATAATTCGCTTGTTTTTCACTTTTCCTGCATATGATACAGAGTTACCAGCGTCGTCCGCGCCGGAGGAAGAGGCACTTTCAACGATTTCTTGCAAATCGTAATCCTGCCGATTTTGGGATGGACTAAAGGAGGCTGAATATTCGGTAATCGTGCCACCAAATCCTGATGCTGCCGCGGTGCCATCCCCTGTTTTGCGCGCATAAGAGAAGTAAAAGCGTGGATACTTCAAACTAGAACCGCTTGGACCAGAAGTGATCTCGCCATTATAGTTAAACGTGCCTGTTTGTGCTCCCAATACATCCCCAATTGAATTTTTGGCTTGATGCAAGTTAATGATATACGAATATTCTAATACAGCTTCTTCATAAGCCGCATACACATTTGCAGGGGTTAATTCAATGTCTACTACATCACCACCCAGCTTCTTATATACATACGCAACCTGCAGGGCTGCCCCTGTTAAAAACAGGTGGGATCCAGTGTACACTCCAAATGGTACGGAACCCCTCACCACTTTGGCCGCGGCATTTGAGCCGTAGGCACCGCTAGCGGGCAAAATAACTGAGCTATTCTCAGATTTGGGGTTTAGGTTGGTGGGCATCGACGCAGTTCTCCTCTTCGTAATTAGTCTCTACAAAACAAAACCCCCAGACATGCTGGGGGTCTTTTTCTCTATAAAACCATTACTGGATTTTAGTTTTAACGGTTTTCTTTAAAGTGCGCCCAACTTTGCTCTTTTTGGTGACGGGCTTTTTTGGAATAATGACTTTTGGCGCTTCAAGCGTCACATTGGCCACTACCTCCTCTTCTACCACTGTTTCAGCCTTGACGGCTGAAACGCTGGTCGGAACTACGTCCACTACCTGATTGGCGGTGCGTGCCTTAAGCTTCCACTCTAACCTTCTACGGGGGTTCATAAGATGTCTCCTTTAAAGTAAGTAGTTTTAAAATTCTCGAAAACAAAAATCTCAAAAATTGTAGGCGAAAAAAATTTGGGAGATCGACATTTTTGAAGTTTTGCTCTCCAAGAGAAAAACCCCCCAACCCAGAAGGGAAGGGGGGAAAATTAAGAAACTTTTTTAGCTTATGCTGGAGCAGCACTTCCGTAATATTCAATAGTTACGAGAACAGAGCCAGCAGTAATAGCTGCTGTGCCGTTACCGGTACCATCGTTACAGACCATTACCGAGGTCTTTGCTCCGACATCCGCATAGTCACTAGCGCTGGATACACCAATTTCTGTGTCACCGGCGGCGCCACCAGACGAAGCGATGAGCGCTCCAGAGCCTCTACCAGCACCGACAAGTTCTGTCGCCGATGTGGCCGCGGTACCGCGAACGGTGTCCGCCGTTGCCGAGAGAACCAACGAGCACAAGAATGTACCTACATTGGCCACTTCTGTGACGGTAATCGCTGCGGAAACAACCTTGGCATTTGCTGGCAGTGTTTTACTCAAGTAGCAGATCATACCCTGATCGTTTGCTGTGGAAGCCCCAATCAAGGTGACCTCCTCTTGGTAAATGTGATAGCCAGCGGCTTCAGAAGCCTTTCGTAAGGCGAAATTGCCAGGAGTACCTGTCGAAGCAGTCGTTGCGGCTGCATCTCCAGCTCCGCCTACGATGAAATCTTTAAGCGTTGACGCATTAAGATCCAGTTCTCTTTTTAAATTCTGAATTAATGCTTGGGTTCTCGCCAAGCCTATTCTTTTTGTTCCCATTTTTAAAACCCTCCATTTATGTGTTTATAATTTAGGTGAGACAAAAGATATACTCCTGCCTCACATATAAATAGTCTTATAC